TGTCACTCTCGCTTCTTTCGTTAGTTCTGATCATGAGCTGCCGCACATTGTGGAAGGAGACTATTCTTCCAACGATAAGGAACAACGCGGCCGCGTCATGCTACTGTTCAATCGTTTTCTCATGCAGGCTAAGATGCCTTCTTGGCTCATGAATTTGCTCAAAGGAATCAACAAATTTAAAGTCCAATCTAGACACTTTGGTCTTTCGGCTACTCTTGAAAATCAATTACCCACCGGCACTACTTTTACCACTGTGCGCAATTCATATTACAACTGGGTTATGTTCACCACGGGCATGTTGGCGCAAAAGGTCAAGGCTCGCGCTTTGATACTTGGCGACGACTTGCTTGCTGCTGTAGACAAACCAGTCGATTTACGCAAGTGGGTAGAACATGTCGGTCGTTTCAAGATGAAACTTAAGGCCAAAGCTCCTCTGTTTTGGGGCGATGCAACTTTCCTTTCTCGCAGACTTATTTGTGACCGTGAAGAACCTTGCATGGTTCCTTTGATCGGCAAGGCCGTTTGCCGCTTCAATGCACGTGCTCTTTACACTGAAAACAAGACTCATTCTCAATATATGTCTGGTAAGTCTTTGTCTTATGCTTACGAATTTAGACATGTCCCTTTCCTTAGGGATTTCTTCCTTGCACGTCACGTTATGGAAGATTCCAGTAGGTTGTCTCTTGATGACCTAACCTGGCATGCCAAGATTTCAGGCATAGATTTATCAAACATAGTCAGCACCATTAAGAGTGAGACAGTTGTTTTGAGTGATGATGAGTTTCGTGATTGGGCCATGCAAGTCTACGATCTTGGCCTTGTGGATCTCGAAGAGATTTTTGAATTGGTAATTCTTTCTGATGAACCGATACTCGTTGAGCACCCGTCAGTGTCTTTTCTCGCAAGAGATTGGGCCTAAGGCGCTCTATCATTGGTGCTGTAGGGATGAGAATTCCCGGTCGGCTTACGTCGACGCACCTCAGATAGGTCTGAAGGGCATGACCCGAAAC